CTTCTTGAGTTCTAGCATCGACTCGCCGGTCATGTCGCTGATTTCAAGCAGCGGATTAAAACCAGCGTTGACCATCTGCAACAGGTCTTGACCCATCAAGCGACCAGCCGCCGAAGCTTGAGCGTATGCAAGCGAAAGCATTTCAAAGCGGAACTGATTGCCGCCTGTAATGTCGCCAAGCAATCGCACTTTGTTCATGACCTGATCGGTAGCCGTCCCAAAGCTCATCAACACTTGGGCAGACTTTTGAACGGCAGAAAGCGAAAGCGGAGAAGCGGCGGCGAATGTCCGCATATCCGCTAAGATGTTTTGAGCGGCTTGAGCGGATCCGGTTAAAACCTCAAATTGAACCGAAGCGTTTTCAATATCAGATGCGATCTTTATTACGCTTTTCGCCGTCTGAAAACCAAGCCAAGCCGCTGCCAATTGCTTGACGTAAGTTAGGGCCCCGCTTGTTCGCTTTTCTGTGTTTGCAAGTTGAGCGTTAAGCGACGCAAGCGCCTTGTTATATTGATCGCTTGAGATTCGCCCATCCTTGAACGATTGCGACAATTCACGGCTCTGCCGAATAAGCTTATCGCGTTGGGTCTCGTTTTGGCGAATAATCGCACTAGCTTGTGCGGTCGCCCTCTGAACCATTTGCATGTCTTGCACCATGTGCGCGACGGCTTCGCGCTGCACTCGGTCCAGTTCTTCGGCGGCCTTTTTTGCCTCCTGTGTTTTCTTTGTAAATGGAGCGTACTTGTCGGTAACAGATTGAACCGCGTTTGCGTATGTCGCGGTTTTCTTTCCCGATTCGCTAAAAGACTTTTCGAGCAAATCAAGCTCCCGACGCATCTTGATATGTGCCGGGATTGATTGATTCATGATCTGCACAACTTTTGCAACTTCATTTCTTGCAAGCGTCGTGCCTTGCGAAAAATTGCTCGCATCCATTCCCAGTCGGACATTTAGCGCGGCAATCGTTGTCATGCGTTAAATCCGAAACTCTGAAGGATGTACTTCGTTTGCAACTTCCCGTCACGGATCCCGCCAGTTTTTTGAACGTGGCGAGATCGCTTAATCCACGGCAGCGAATCACTAGGCAAAAAGTCGATTGGCGAAAGTGCCGTCATCTTCTGGCCCGCGGTCGCTGCGGTCATCGACTGCTGAACGCTCAACATCGAAAGCACTGCCGCCGTCTGCTGCCAATCGTTGCCGAATGGCTCGATTTTGTAATATGCTTCCCATATCGCAAGCGTTCTATGGCTGATCCGATCCAACCACGCCTCTGGATCGTCGCAGCCTATCTTTAAACAAACCCGACAAGCCAGAACTAGCTTGGGGTTTCTTCTGACTCCCCCAATACTTTTTTCGCCTCTTGGTCAAACTTCCCGCCTGTCGCGAAGCTTATGCAATCGTCCTTCAACTGCTCGTAATAAGCAGCGTCGAGGCCGTCTAGCTCCGCGTAGTTATCGACAAGCGGCTTGCCGTCATCGCCAACGAGCATCGACGCCACAAGCATCATTTGGGCGACGCCCAAGCGACTTAGATCGCCCTTGCCGGTCTTCGGGTCGATCAGTGACGATTGATAACGCGACCACTCCAGCGGCGACGGCATCCGTAGCGTAAGCTCGTCGCCCTCTACCGTTACCGTTTTGGTTTTACGCTCGAACCGCTTTTTCAGTTGCTCTTTGCTGATTGCCATTAGCTCCACTCGTCTTCAATTTCATCATCTTCATCGCCGTCAAGAAGCTCTTGCTCTCGAACCGGCGGCAACGAAGAAACGCCTCGGATATTCCCGCCTAGCTTGCGTTCGACTGCGGCCATGACCTCGGCCTGTTGGGCCTCATCCATCGACACAATACACGCAAGCCAAGCATTTTCACACTTCGGCAAATAGCCAATTTGCTGACCGTCTGCCCTCACAATCCACTGACCATGGTCAACACGCTCACCGCGTAGGCCGGTGCCGATATGGTCAGTCAATTCAATTTCGATTTCTTCGGCCACGATTACGCCTCGGCAGTGAACGCAAGCGACGCACCGGTCATGCGAAGCGTAAACTCCGCCGACATGGTGTTATCGTTTTCAAGCGTCGGAAATTGAAACGTTTTGAAAAACGCTTGGCCAGCAAGCGTAGCCCGAGTGACGCCGCTTGTAGCCGTCGACACTTGCGGAAAAGTGATCGTCGCAGTTGAAACGCTACCAGCAAGAGAGGGGATCCCAAGCGTCGGCCGAAAGAAGATCGTTCCGCTGATCTCGTTCGGCGTCGCCAAGTCTGCCGGATCCATCCGATGAAATCCTGTGTCGGCAAGAACGCTAACGTTGCGCTCACCCAACTCCCATGAGCCTGGGTTGATCGAGACGATATCGCCTACCCATGCCGTGGTAACGCCGGTCGTTAGGGTGCCGGACAGAGTCAAGGTTGCCGAGTTGCCGGTCTGAAATCGCTGCGTCATTTATACGCTCTCCGTGTAGGTGATTAGGTAATCGAAAATCGTCAGATAGCGGTGTTCCTGTCCGCCGTCCGTTGGCAGTTCATCTAGCGACTGATTGCCGCTGTCGATGTTCACCGAAAGAATCTGCATCGTACCCATCGCCCCTAAATGACCCACCAGTCCGCAAGTTCTAATTGCTTCGGCTATCGCGTTTGCTCCGGCTCGTGTCGATGCGTAAGCGGTGAACTCAATCCGGCATCGAGCGACACCAGCCAGCCCGTTTAGCTTCGTGTCGTGTAGTGTGCTTACAACCACGTACGTCAACGCCCCGCCGCTCGAAACCTTGTAGGCTTGCGGCAATACGTCCGGATAGATCCGCGATCCAACCAAAGCGGCTACGCCGGTCTTTGCCGCAATGAAAGTTCGAACGGTTGTTCCGATGTCTGCCATTATTTAAGTAGTCCGCTTCCTTGCGGATTGTCCAAGTATTCCTTGATAACGCGAATCGCCGCCGACTTCGCCGCTCCGCTTGCTTCGTCTGCCGATCGCTTAACGAATTGGTTGACGGTCCGCGATCGCTTGGAAGCCTGCACCGCGTCACGCCCCCAGTAAACCGCCCTTGCGTGGTCCTTGCTGAATAAGTTGCCATGCCCGCCGCCATCGCTCCAAGACGGCCCGACGATTGCTTTTGCTCCGGTTCGAAACCTTCGGATGACGGTTGCCAGTGTGGTATGTAGCGGCTTGCTCCCGCTCCATCGCTGCCGCGTTTTTTGGCTCTGTAGCTTGCGTGAATTAGTTCGCCGACTGTCGGGTACAATCATTCGCATCTTCGTCTGCACTGGCCTTGCCGCGGCCCGCATGGCCTTGTCGCAGACTTTAAACCGAACCTCGGTATCGAGCTTCTTAAACAAGTCCTGAACTTCTTTGTCGTTCAGGACAGTCATGCCGATTTGAGCTCTCTTAGTAATCGCAACCATCACGCCACCGCCTTTAGTTGATTGCCATTTCTGGGTCATGCGAAGAAAAAACGCTCGCCAGTCCTCTGAGTGTTTCTTCCGTGTCTTCCATAAAAATGCTTCCGTCTTCAGCCTGCCGCCAATCTCCTTCGACGCAAGTCGCTAAGATCAATCTTGCGATTGCGTCTCGTTGCTGCTTCGTCAAAGAATCTAAAAGCTTGATTTGTTCTTCTTTTTTCATCACGCCACCGCCTTGCAATGAAGCTCTAAATATCTGTTCTTGCCTTCGACGGGCACGACGTGGACGATTCCATATCGTTGACCGCTTCGAGTTATCTGCATTCGAGTCGTGTAGCCCGATCGATACCGCACCGTAAATACCGCATTGATCCCTGCTTCGACTTGTCGCCCTCTTGTCGTTTCGCCTCCCGCCGTCGATTCAAAGCTTGCCGGCTCATCGACGAGCCAAGACGAAAGCGACACCACCGGCTGCCCCGCCGTGTCTTGTGTCGTGCCTTCAGTGCTGACGGTAACACGATCACGCATCTGACCAACGCGAAACATTTTGCCCGGGCGGTATGTCATGGATACGTGGCCCTCATTCGCTTGTAAACAAGTTGGGCATATCGCGAATCGTCATAAATAGCCGTCGAATAGAGCATGTCCGGCGTCTCAAACTTATGGGCGACCAGCATCAAGATTGCTCCGCGGTCCAGTTGTGAAACGTCGGTCGTGTTCGCTCCGTATCCGGCAACGTAAACAATTTGCCAAGCGTCCCACTCTTCTTGATAAGTCGGCACCGTGTACTGTCGTCGAAACCTGACCAACCCGTTCGGAATGTCAAGCTTATAATCACTCGCCGAAACCGTCTGGAGCGTCCCGGTACTGTCTCGATACTTGACTGACGAAACCGATTGAAGCGGCCGAAAGCTTAGCCGTATGTTTGGCTCCCATCGCTCTTGGACATGCTCAATCGTTTGCGTAATCATCTTGGTATGCGTGTCCGCTTCCCAAGTCTCCGTCGCCTCTTGGATCAAATCGGCTAGCCGATCGTCGTGTGCCTCATCGCTTGCGGCGATGTTGAGTTGACGCTTCGCCTCTTCGAT